TGGTTGACGGTTCAAACCGTCCAGTATTCCCAGCAATCGGCGCACCTGGCCTTAGCGGTCAAAACAGCATGGGCGCAGGTACTGCTGCAAGTTGGTCCGGTAGCAACCCACTTGGTTTGCAAATTATCGTTGACAACAAATTTGCCGCCAAAACAATGGTAATTTTCAACAGCAACGCCTTTGAAATTTATCGCCAAGACCAGGGGCTGCTATCCGTGGAAAACCCAAGCACGATTTCACGCCTAATGTCCGTGTTTGGTTACGCTGCGACTTTCGCCGCCAACGACAACATGATTCAGAAAATCACCCAGGCATAGTCGAAAGGCGGTTAGCCGCCCATGGCTGTATACCAAGTCACTTTTACACAGCGGACAGACAATTACGCTGTAGTTCAAACATTGACGGAACCCGATTTAGATTTAGGGCTTTCGTTTACCCTGGCAGATTGCGGCGCAACCTTTAACGGTTCACACACCGTTTACGCTTTGCCCGCATATTTGTTTCTTGGCGTTAACAGCATGGGTGACCCTGTTTACGACTTAAGCGTGCCGATACCTAACCAGGTGTTGTTTTACAATGCAGACGACGATTCCGAACGCACAGCGTTAATACCGCCAGGGACATTGACCTACACGGAAACTTGCACTTGGATTGACGGCCCCGATTTAGAGTTATGGCTTGGAATCGCTTTGGCTGGCGTAGACGAATCAGCGTTTTTGACGCAATGCGCTTCAAGCGCCAACAACTTTATTTTTAGGCGACGTCAAGAAGCGGGCTACACGGATTCTTTGACTACTTCACCTGGCGCTGATGTCACTTTGGCAACGACGATGATGGGCGGCAGCTTGTACCGTCAGCGTGGCGCCATTGACCAATTCGCTAGTTTCTCAGACATGGGTACAGCAATGGCGACGGGCCTTAGCCCGCTGATTAAACAGCTTGCCGGTATCCCTCGACCAGCGGTTGCCTAATGACTGTCTATACGGACCTGTTTAACGAAGCGATTGACGACCTTGCAGACACCCTTGCAACGGTGACAGGTCTAAGGGTTGTCTTTAACCCTGAACAAATAAACCCGCCTTGCGTATTTCTAGACGCACCCGATTTTGAGGCCCTGTCTAACACCATCGTTAAAATGAGTTTTAGCGTAAAGGTGCTGACATTAGGGCCAGGCAATTTGGACGGCTTACGCAACGTTTTAAGCATGTGTGCGGCCCTGCTGGCAAGCAATGTGGCTGTGAAGTCGGGACGCCCTGGCTATGTAACCGTTGGCGGGCAAACTTTCGCGTCGTATGATTTAACCGTAGACCTACAAGCACAAGGGGCATGACATGGCACACAAAATATTAAGCACACGAATTGGGGTTATCGGCGACGAGTTTACGCCACCCGAATTCACGAACATTGAAGCGCTAGTTGAATACGGTTTCATTACTGGGGACACAGGCGTCAAGAAATCTGCTAAAACTACTAACGACGAACCAAAGGAATAAACACCATGGCAACCAGCACCTATCTTTCAAACCCAGCGTTGACGATTAACGCTGTGAACCTTTCCGACCAATGCACTTCCGCCACCATCACGGCAGTTACCCAGGCACAAACGTCATCGGCTTTCGGAAGCACAGACAGTTTTTTCGTGGCTGGAACGACCATGAATACCTTTGAAGTGGAACTTTATATGTCGTATGCGGCTACGGAAACGTACGCAACTCTGGCGGCCCTTGTCGGGACCCAAACGACTGTCACGATTTCGCCTACCGCAGCTGGCCTAGCAACCCCATCGGCTACGGCACCAAAGTTCACTTTAAGTAATTGTTACTTGGAATCCCTACCTTTGATTGACGCCACGTTTTCGGAGTTAAGTAAAATTTCGCTATCGTTCCAGGGTGGGACGCTTACTACCGCTGTCTCATAATTTCAACTACTACACAAAGGACCCGACATGAAACTTACGCTGAGGGTAGACCAGGGCGACGGCCCAATCGAAGTAACGACAAACCTTTTCACCATTGTCGCATGGGAACGCCGATTCAAAACTAAAGCGTCCAATATCGCTAACGGTATCGGTATGGAAGATTTAGCGTTTATGGCCCATACGGCATTGCAGCAAATCAACGTGGTTGTTCCCGTGGTCCTCGACGATTTCATAAAAAAAATTACGCTGCTTGAAGTGGTAGGCAATGAAGCGGAAAACCCTACCGACGGGGACATTACCGATTCGCTTTAGCGCAACTGTTGGCAACGACAGGGTATTGGCCCCACCATATAGAGTTTGATACCAACGACCTTGCAACCGTGATGAAGGTATTAAACGAAAGAAAATAGCCATGTCAACAGTCAATACAACCATTCAGGTTCACGGCGTAAAGGAAGCATTGGCATATTTGAACAGCGTTGATAAGACTTACCGTCGTTCAATTACGCAACGGTACGCAACGATTGTTGAACCCGTTGTGAAAGACGCACAACAGCATTTGCCTACGGCAGCGCCTATGTCGGGTTGGAAGCGTGCCTACAGCGTTGGCGGTCAAGCCAAAGCGTTAGCCAAAGGGCAAGTTGGTAGGTCCAAGGGTCAATCTGAAGCGCACAGTTTCGCACAATCTGAAGCAACAGCGTTGCTACCGTGGGACGGCGCCAAAAACGCCAAGTTGATTAAACCTTTTATTAGCGGAAAGAAATCTAAAGCCAACACGTTTGGTTTGAAGTGGACTAGCAAAACTGCCGCATTGTTTGACTTGTCGGGCCGTGCTAAAACACGCCAGGGCGAACAAATGATAACTGTATTAGGTAGCCGTTTTGGTGCGCCTAGCCGTGTTATGTGGGCGTCGTATGATAGGGCCTCACCGGAACTTCAAAAAAATATGCGTGACCTGATTGAAGAAATTATGAATACTGTAAACATGAAAATGAAAGTCCGACACGAAAATTTGCGAGGCAAATAATGGCTATAACAATTCCGATAGTCACGCAACTAAACGACGCAGGTATCAAAAAAGCGATACGGGAATTCAAGGCGTTAGAAACAAACAGCGAAAAAGCCCAATTTGCTATAAAGAAAGCCGCTGTCCCTGCCGCCGCCGCTTTAGGTGCTGTCGTCGCCGTCATTGGTGCTTCAGTCAAAGCAGCTGTCGAGGACGAAGCCGCACAAGCCAACCTTGCCAGGCAGATTAAAGCCAGTACCGGCGCAACGGACGCACAAGTTGCAAGCGTAGAAAAATATATTTCCAGCCTGGGGCAATCCGTCGCCGTGTCTGACGGTGAAGCACGGCCCGCCTTGGCGGCTTTAGTGACCGCCACTCATGACGTCGCCACGGCGCAAGAATTACTTAACGTAGCCATTGACGTTTCCGCAGCTACAGGAACCGATTTGGCAACTGTTTCTGAAGCCTTAGCAAAAGGTTACGCAGGGAACACTAAAGGTTTGCAAGCCTTATCGCCTGAACTGAAAACGTTAATTTCTGACGGGGCAAGTTTTAGCACGGTTCTAGGTGTGTTAAAAACTAACTTTGGTGGCGCTGGCGAAGCGGCAGCTAACACGGCAGCGGGCGGCTTAAAGAAATTAGGTATCGCTTTTGACGAAACTAAAGAATCTATCGGGGCGGCGTTTCTGCCTGTCATGGAAGCATTGCTACCGTACCTGACAGCGTTTGCCGATTGGGCGCAAAAAAACCCTGGCGTATTCTTGGCAATTATTGCCATTGTTGGCGCCCTGGCTTTAGCGGTTTTGGCTGTCAATGTGCAGCTGGCGATACAGGCCGCTTTACTTGCCGCCAACCCGTTTACTTATATTGTGTTGGGCATTGTCGCCGCTATCGCCGTGTTTATTGTCTTGTATAAGAAAGTAGAGTTTTTCCAAAAGGTAGTCAAAACTGTCGTCAAAGCCGTTGTGAAATATTTTGAAACCGTTATAAACGTTTGGATTAAAGTCATTAACGCTTTAATTCGTGGCTATAACCTAATCCCATTTCTAAGCAACCTTAAAGAATTGAAAGCTGTTGATTTTAGTAAGACGACAGAAAGCGCTAACGGTTTACGCAAAGTGTTAGGCGTTACAGCCGCTAGGGCTAAAGAGTTATCAAACCAATACAAGCAACTTCGAGGGGAAGCGTTAGACCCGTTAACGACATCGCTAGACAAAGTAAAGGTTGCAACGCTAGACGTTGACACAGCATGGAAAATTTTAACCGACACGTTAAGCCGCACCGTTGCCATAGACGAGGCACAAATAAAAATAACCGAATTGGAAGCCGCCGCCGCTAAAGCGTTTGCTACAGGTAGCGCTTCAGATATTGCGAAATACAATAAAGCTGCTGCCGATGTCGCAACCGCCATGGCTGCAATAGCGGCAGGGTTTGGCGATATTAACAGCAAAGAAATTATGTTAAGGTTCACAACTTCAGGCCCGCAATCCGCACTTGAATTAGCGGCCTGGTTGGCTAGCGGCGCTGAACTTAAAGGCCTTGGCACGTTTGACCTATTGACCCAATCTGGCATAACAGGCATGGCTTCAGGGGGAAACGTGGCAGGCGGAAAGCCCTACATTGTGGGCGAACGTGGACCGGAATTATTCACACCTGGCAGAAACGGAACAATCACACCAAACAGCGCTTTAGGTGGCAATAACATCACTATCAACGTGTCAGGTGCTGACCCGCAAGCTGTCGTCACGGCGCTTCAAAGGTATGTCCGCAACAATGGCCCTGTGCCGGTCAACATACGGAATATGTGATGGGAAAACTTGACTGGTCGTTTAAAAATCAAAGCGCCGCTAGCTATGATTTTACGTCTAGCGTGCAGTCGTTTACCTATACGCAGGGGCGGCAAAACGTTTTAGATAATTACGGCGGCGGTACTTGCCAAATTACTATGCGTAACAATGCGGGCCAGGTGGCGGCGGCGTCTTTGGGTTACCGCCAAAAAGTGTATTTACGTTGCGAAAGCACAATCGTTTTCCGTGGTTGGGTGCAGGGCATAGATTATGTCGACACGCCAGGCAACGCCAATGACGCTACAGCTGTTATAACTTTGGTTGACGCCTGGGTGTTAGCGGGGCAACAGATAGCGCAAACAGAAATTTTAGGGCAAGAAACTTTCCAGATAGACGAAATAGACGCTTTACTTTTTAATAGTGGCAACTTTGTTCAGGGCGTATATCCGACGTCACCTGTTCGAGGGTCATTAGATTATAATAGTGATTATGCGTCACGGCTAAACCAAATCGTAGCTAGTGACAGGGGCGCCTTTTTTGCGTTGTCAGGTGTGTACTACTATTACCCTTTGGCGTATATGTACGCAAACAACAAAAACAATTACAGTTTTGGGCGTACACCGTCAGGTTCCGTCATTGCATACGAAAGTTTTGAACGTGTACAAGCTATAGGAAACCAAACATTCGTGAATTCTGCACAGGTCACCCCTGAAGATTTGGCTACGCAATCGCACACCAACAGTTCCGCTTCTACTTACGGCAAATCTGCGATAACGGTAGCCACCTTAAATTTGACGGTAGATGACGGAAAAAACACGGCCCGATGGATAGCTAACAGCATGGGCGAATTTGTAGACAATCAGTCTTTCCGAATAACTGTTAAAGATGTGTCGCAAACATCGGTAACAGATTTAGCGGAAATGTTGCAAGAAACATGGAATTTGCTGTTGACCTACATACCGCCAGGTGGTGTAGAAACATCGGAACGGACCCTAACTGAGGGCGTCACCGTCAGGGGTTTTATTGACCGGACAGAGGTCGACTTCTATTTGTCGCCGTTGACGTATTACAACTATTTCACTTTGAACGATGACGTCTTTGGTGTTCTAAACGAAAGCCGTTTAGGTTTTAACTAGATTGAGGCTGTAAAGGCTGATAAGGTTTCACCATGACTGGACCTAATACGACGTTTTATGCAGGCGATACATATACTGCGGCCCAGGCAAATAATTTTGGGCGTGGCCTCATGGCTTCAGCTGTAGGGGCAACTGCCACCACAACCACATTCACTACTGAAGCAATCATGCTTACCTACACTTTTACCCAGGCAACCGGACGGAACTACCTTTTACAGTATTTTGAACCGTCTTTAACATGCACGGCATCGGGTACTGTCACCGCCCGTATTACAACAGGAGTTGCAGGTACGCCCTACAATTCGTCCACTTCGCCTTTAGCAATTTTGATTTCAAACACGGCTTCAGTAACTGTGGTCTATACGGCGGCTAGTAACGCAACAATCACAATTTATGCAACTTTGGCGGCTTCTACAGGTACGGCAACAGCAACCCGTTCAGGCACAAGATTTCCGCAACTGTACGCCGTAGATATAGGCAACCTATGAATATCACTAACCCGCCAAAGGCTTTTTTGGTTTTAGCCGCCATGGTCTGCATAACCGTTTTGATGGTTACGTCAAAAATTGACCAGTCAGCCGGCACAGGGCTTCTTGGCAGCATTATCGGGTACAGCGTAGGCAATTCCATACGCCCTAAAAACGGTGAGATTGTGCCGCCAATCCTAGGCAAGAAAATTAAATGACCATAAGGCCGTACACGGGAAACAAAGACGCCGTGCATGAGAAGCCTCGTGCCGGTACAAAACTGTTTGTGGACTACTGCGAATTCCTATTTGGCGTCAAGTGTTTAGGCATTTTTGCTGACCGAAATATGAATTTATCGGGCATGCCTAACCCGCCAAAATCGGTGCATGCCACTTGGCGGGCGTTTGACCTCAGCGGAACCGTGAAACAGCGTTACAGCCTGATTGACTTTTTGTGGGTCCACCGTGACATTTTAGGTGTTGAGGAAATTCACGACTACGCAAACACTTACAGGCCGTCAAAGTTTCATTGGGGCGCTGGCTACCGTTGCGACAGGGACGCCTGGCGGGTGTACGAAAAGAACACTATTGGCAGCAAAAACGGCACGTGGGTACACGTTGAGATAAGCCCGCTGCTAGCTGACCATCCTGACATTGTTGCCCATGCGTTTAAAACCATTTTCAAGGGTGCTTGACTTCATCGCACCGTATCGGTAGACATATCCCGACCTTAATCCCGACTAAAGGACATTAAAATGAATGTGAAACGTTTTTTAGGTTTAGCCCTATTTACTTGGCTTATGTGCTGGATTGTGGCAACAGGATTCAGCGATGACCCTGTGAAGTTGTCGCCTGTTGTGCAGACCAGCCCTCGAATCACCGTGCAAATGTACACACCTAGCCAGGTGCAAGGGCAGGTGTATCCGCCAACAACAACGACAACGACGGTTGCACCTGTTGTCTTTGCTGAGGAATTACGCAACTTGCCGTGCGCCCACTACTTTTTGACAGCTGTAAACGCAGGGTGGCCCAACGATGTAGAAACGCTTAAAACGCTGTCTTTCATTATGTGGCGTGAAAGTAGGTGCAAGGCGACAGCGTGCAGCAAAAGCGACGCAGGACGCCCATGCGCCGACTACGGTCTTATCCAGGCTAATTATGCGGCGCACCACAAATGGTGGGCAAGTATGGGTTTGACACCTGACGATATGTTTGACCCGCATACCAATTTGCATTGGGCATGGTTGCTATATTCGGGCCGTGAAGCCAAAGGGCAATGCGGGTGGCAACCTTGGCGGTTGTGCTGACCTCATGTTTGATGTTGACCGCCCCGACTGGCAACAATACGCAAATTGCCGTGGCTTAGAAACCAACCTGTTTTTCCCTGCCAACGGCACCGAATCGGCGTTAGCCCGCAAAATGATTAAACCGTTTTGCGACGCCTGTCCGGTGTTTGACGACTGCCTCGATTTCGCTATGTCGTTTGCTGACAAGGCCCTACAAGGCTTATGGGCTAACACGACTGAGGGCGACAGGCGACGTATGCGCTACGACGGCACACCCAATGTGTATAGTGCCATTAACCCGACAACCGAAAGGTCCCGACTATGACAGACCAAATGCAAGCCCTATCTGCCGCTATCACTAAAGCAGATATCGCTATGAAAGCCGCCGCCTGGCAGATAGAACAAATGCGGTCAGACATTGACCAGCTGCGCAAATGCCTTTTTGAATTGGCGTACACAGCTGAGGAACACGGCATAAACCTTGTGAACCTCACTAAGACTTCGCAGGACACTATTGTTGCCATGAGACTTGGCGGTTTCAAATGAATCTAGGCGATTATGTAGACGTGCCAACCCGTTTCCGTTTAGCCCTCGACAAATGGCCTGAACTAAGGGTGATTGAGGAACCAGCCAAAGTGATTGCGATAGGCGACAAAACGTTTATTAGCGTCACAATGACTGTGTACCGTGACCCGTCAGACCCGTTGCCTTGTGTTGCGACATGTTGGGAACCGTGGCCAGGGCGCACGCCTTTTACTTTAAATAGCGAAGCAATGAATTGCAGCACTAGCGCTTTAGGTAGGGCTTTGGGCATGATGATTCCGTTTGGCAAAATGGCGTCGTTTGAGGAAGTACAAAACAGGCAGAACGACGCACCTACTGTCGCACCTAGTCGAGGAACGCAAACTAAGGC